TACCTAACATTTCTGCACTATCATTTTCATCCTCTTTGCCGCTCTTACTAAATGCCCTAGGGGTCATATATTCTCCACCGCCGCTAGCAGTCGTATTCATTTCTTCTAAGTCGACGTCCTCTTCAAACTTACCAGTTCTAAAATTGTAGTTAGCAGGAAGTTTATCACCCTTCTCACCTTTACGACTTCTCTTTTGCAATTCTTTACGAAATTGATCTACGGCTTTATTAATCTCAGCAGCGCCTAATGCTACAAACTCATCCATTTGCTCTTCTTCGCCCTCTGCACGCATAGCAACATTTTTTAATTTGTTGTGAAGATATGAATCAGTATCGTCAACATCCCCATCATTATCAATATCTCTATCATCGAGATCTTTAAATGATTTTTTAGCGTCTTTTTTAGAAATTTTATCTAATGCCTCAAAGGCTAAATCCAATTGATCAATTAACTTCATTGTTGTCTCTTAAATATATAAGCTTCGCCGGTACCGGTAATTTTACTAACAGATAAATCAATTATTTCATTTAACGGAAGAGCTCCAAATGCTACAGTACCGCCCGAGCTTAAACTTGCAGTAGCTACGCCGGCCGATTGAACTAAGATTGCACCGTAGCCGTAATCAGATCCTGTAAAATCTAATTGTGTACCTGTATAATGCTTTACACTAGTATATACGCCAGGATCGCCGTTGCGTTCAAACTGTGTATTACTAGCAGTTCTCCAACCCGCGGTTGTTGACCAATATGCATTTTTATTTGATCTTGCCATTATTTGCTCCTAACTGCTTTAAGTTCTGATATCAATTCGTAATAACGAAGTAATGTCAAAACATCTTTATCTTCGACAATGTGTTTTTTTGTTAACTTCGTCAACAAATTAGAAACTTCAGTAAGTTTAATTTTTAACACTTTACTAGGAACCGTCATTTTAAGTTGCTTAATCTCTGCAGAAATGTTTTTAGTCTCTTGCAAGATATACTTTTTTAACTTAACTGTATTTGTAACGTTGTTAATGTATTCTCTTAACATACGTTTTTGTGATTCATTAAGAGCGGCATATTTTTCATTGAACTTATCAACTACTAACTTAGATGCTAAAATGCGAACATCTTTGCTTTCTGATACCAATCTTGGCTTAGCTTCAATTTTAGCTGGAGCTTGTTGAATATGTTCAATTAGTGCAAATTTGTTACTAACATATGCACGAGGATCATCTGCCTCGGCATATTCAAACAACTTATAAACTGCGGCATGCGTTTTATAATTGTTTACTCTAGCCTTAAAAAATTCTTCTACCAAGAACGTATCACGAATGTCCTTGATTAAATTATACTTCTCCCTCTTCAACGCCTGCTCATTTACAGTACCGCGTGTACGTAAGACAGCCTCGAGGAATTTCTCCGCCTGATTTTCATTTGTAAATTTTTCTTCATGCAATGATCTATATAATTTAAGTTCATTACTAAGTTGTGAATTTTTATTGAAGTGCCGGCGAATAATTTTCAATGCTTTAGATTCGCGATTATGCATTGTATCGCTAGCGACTTGGCGGACGAGAAGTTCGAATATAAGTCCAGTATTTCGTACTTTGGAATGTTTAATTCGTTTCATGAATTCATCGCCCTGTTATAGTATATACTTTTTTATAAATATATGGAGTTTACTAAATCAATCATCTAATAACTGTGATTCGTCTAACATTGTACCAGAATCTTTATCAGTTTCTTTTGCATTTAATGTCTCTTGCAAAATAGCCGATGTCTTAATATTACTTTTTAATGATTGAATAAATGCTTTTGTATTAACATTTTCCATGCTTAGCGGTGATCCGCCACGATATTGTGGTTGTAATGGCGACGGATCTGTTTGAAATGTCTTGCCAAGTTGTTTGATAGCTAATGGGTCTTTGCCATTAGGTGAAGTTTCTTTGCCCCATGTACCAGGTTCCTTTGGTCTTCCTGGGCCGGCGACATGTTCTTGTTCTTGTCCAGGCAACAACTCTCCACCTTTATTAGCTACGTGCATTGATGCAATATCATGCGGAGTGCCAAAACTCATATTTGTTTTCTTAGGATCATTACCTTCGGACTTGATCTGTTCTTTTCTAAACAATTCTTTAAGGTCTTCAATAACCTGTTCTTGTTCTGCAGACCATTCATCTTGACTCATTCCAAATACATTTTCATAGATCCAACGTTCTGAGAAAAGTTGAGATTCTTTAAGTGAATTAGCTAATCCTATTCTTTCGTTTAACGTTTCAATTTTTTGCTTTTCATAAATAAGCGATGGATTAGTTAATGACAACTTAAAGTTGACTAAATCCTCATCTTGAAAACCCTGAGAATATAAATGTACAATAGCAATCTTTGTAAGTTCAGAGCAGAAAATCTTTTGAATTCTTTCAATTGTTCTTGCAAATCTGACATCCTCCGCTGCTAATGTTGCTTTACCTTCAACGCCTTCATCATATCCTAAGAACGCTTTCGGTATTCTTAATGCGGCATGCATCTTATTTCTTAAGTATTCAATATCTTCAATCTGTCCATCATTGCCCAATCCTGCCAATGATTCGATTTGAGTACCACTATCTCCTCCACGAACCGGTAAGTAGAAGTCCTCCATCATATTTTGCATATTGAACTTAAGATTGTAGTCGCCCGTCTTTTCATCAACGTATGGCACTTTCTTCATCTTGTTGACAATAGTTTGCATATGCTGATCAACTTCGCCGGGAGGTATGTTACCTACGTCAATCTTAAATATACGACGTTCTGGAGCGCGCATTATACGATGGATAAGCATTGCATCTTCCATCAATGTCAACTGCTTGAAGATTTTTCTAGCCGGCTCTACCATTGACTTACCGTATGGCAAAAAGTTCGTATCAGATAACAAACGGAAATGTGCTATTTCATAATTCTCAAACTCTTGTTGTTGTCCGGCGCCTCTTTTAGATCCGTACATTGTATTAGTACCTTCGAAGAAGAATTTATATGCATATGGATTCATTTCATCAAATCCTTCTTCACGTCTAATTTCATATGCTGATAATGGTGTTACATTGACAATGCCAATTTCATCCTCAATATCTAAATGTAAAAAGAAATCGCCATACTTACATGCATTTCTAATCCATGGCCATAAGTTGTAATCGATATTCAAAATATCATAAAACAGATTACGTAGTATTTTTCTAATTTCATCATTAGGCGATGTGATTGTAAGTGTGTCGCCGTCGTTGTCTTTTACTGTAGATTCGTCCGCATATATGTCTAATGCCGATGATATGATAGGATCCATGTCCATAGCCTCATAATCAGTAAATAACTCTAATTTAGATGAATAAAATGTATAGTTTTGATTGTATGTAGCTGTTCCGCCCATACCGCGGTGCATGCCAGAGAATCTATCAACGTATCTATTATTAGATATTGCGCCGCCGGATTGTAGTCGATTAGTATCAATCGCTCTAAGACGATTTTTTGAAATTCGTCGAACTACAACATTAGTAGAAAACAATCTACCTAATCTAGCCCGTAATGATGTATCTGCCATGTTAAGACTCGTTTTTTATAAATATCAAAGCAGCCAGTTTAAGCCTTCGTCATCTTTACCTGCTTTCCAATCCCAAGATGTATTCGCATTATTATTAGTATACACGCCATGATCAACCTTACCAAAATATCCTAACGACTTTCTAGAAAGTTCTATTCCTTGTTGACGCAGTCGTAATGCTGTATCACGTACCCATAGTGCAATACCGAAGGCCATGACAAGGTCATCATTGTATCCATGTTGAGCTTCAGCTCGTTGTCCATTCCAAATGAAAACAAATAATTCATCGATTAGTCGTTTACTATGTACTATTGGAGACTTTTCTCTGAAATAAGTTTCTAACTTAGAAATGACTAGTGGTCTAGTTTTTGATGTAGTCGAAAATCCCGGTACCTTTTGTGCTTTACTTTTAAGATCATATCCCTTAGCTAAATGTAAATGTTCATCAACATATGCATCCTGCTTATAAGAATAATATAGATTTTCATATCCTTGATCGATTGCAACCTGAATTGCTGCCCAACCTATATTTGCATTCTCAATTACTAGTAATGCTTTATTCCATTCTGTAGCAACTGATACTAACATGTTACCATAATCTGTAGTTCCTATCTTGCCTTTATATTCTGCAACTTGTTTCATGCTCTCTATTTCAATGACATGAAATGCAGAATAGTCCGCGCCATC